CGCCGCCATGGTGGAAATCAGCGTCTCGTAGGAGCCCTTGACGTGGTCGCCGCGCGTCGCGGTGCGAACGGCCGCGTCCTGCACGGCTGTGAACACGTCGGGCCGATGGATCACCTCATATTGCCGGCGCCGCGTCTCCCGCCAGATCTCGGCCGGATCGGTCTTTCCCGGCAGTTCGAGCTGCTCGGTGGTGTTGATGTCACCGGTATAGCCCGGCCACCGCACGATGCGCTCGCGCGCCTGGTAGTCGGCCGTCTCGTCGAGGAACTGGACACGGAAGGCGTCGGGCGGATCGATGTAATTGCGCGACCAGGTGAAGTCCCGGCTGTTGCGCGAATTCACATGGGCGACGACCAGGTCCTGCGGCCGGTCGATCACCACGCTCCATTTCGTGCCATCGTAGCGCGGCGCGGCGCGACCGGCCGCCGCGATCTCGGTCAGCGCACCCCATGTCGAGCTTTCAAAGCTGCGATCACGGTCGTATTTAAGGCCCTTCAAACGGCAGAAATCATGCCAGGCCTGAAGCGCTTCCAGGTCAATCGCCGCATCCGGTTCGGCATAGGTGTTTTCCGGCCCCTGCAGGATGTGCCGGAAATGCGCTGCCGGATTGCGCGTCGGCCTGGTGATCCATGTCCCCGTCACATGATCCCAGTCCGGCAGCAGCCGCTCGGCGATCGCGTTGAAGGTGTCCAGCGTCGAATTGAGCTGGTAGGTCGCCTTGACCCGCACGGCGACGAGGCAGAGCGGATGGCTGAAGTTGAGCGGATATTCCGGCCGGAAGCTCTGCAGTGCCAGACAGGTGACACGGTCGGACACGCTTGAACTCGTCGACTCGCTGGTAATGCGCGCAACCTCGATTTCCCAGCGCCCGCGGCTCGGCAAGGTCCATTTGAACTGGCGGAAGAAGCCTTCCTTCTTCTTGGCCGAGAAGACGATTTCCTTGACCGTCTGCCACGCGCCGCCTGCGGCCGGACGCTGCCTGAGCCGCACGGTGACAGACCTTTTGCGCGCCTTGCCCTCGTCGTTGAAGCTGATCAGGCCAGCCGGAAAATGGAAGATCACGTTCGCCTGGGTCGCGTCCCCGGCGGTAAAGCGTGTCGTCGGCGTGATCGGCCCCTCGCCACCGATACTGCCGCTTTCGTCGCGAAGCCTGTCGCGCCTCAGTTCCACACCGAGCGATTCCTCGATCACCTGGGTCGGATAGATCGTCACCCGGCTGTCGGTGGAGTAGCCATTGCGCACCTCGAAATCGATCTCGTCATAGCTCTCGATCGGCGTGTCCTTGATCTTCAGCTGCGAGAGTTGCACCGGCCCATAGCCGAAGGTGAACAGCGCCCGGATATACTGGAGATCACCGACGATCTCGCTGTAGACGGGCGATGCGAACACCGGCGCGACACGCACCTTGCCGAGCACCGATGGGACCACGCCGTCGGGTGTCACCGTGTTCTGCCAGCCGGAGATCTGATAGAGCGGCTTTTCCGCCTGCAGGGCTCCGGGCCCCGGGAACAGCTTGTTGATGAGAAAGCTGCCGGCCATGGCAATCACACCCGCCGTGACAGCCGCGCCGATCGAGCCGAGCAGCGCCGATCCGGTCGCCGCCGCGATCGCCGGTCCGACCCAGACCTGCCCGATGGCCACGGCTGCGATCGTGATGGCAATCGTCAGGATGTTTTTCAGGTCGATCTTGCCGGCAACGAGTCGGATCACGATTCGTGTCCCGGCCCGCGGTCTGATCCGGCGCCAGGCGGTGCGGTCGGATAGCAGCATTTCCCCGCGATCGTTGATCAGCCAGACACGGGCGCGCTCGATCGCCGCTTCCGAAGCGGCGGCAAGCGCAAGCTCCACGATCTCGGCCACGGTGAGCCCATCGGGAAAGGTCAGTTCGATACGGCCGAAATCAGGCCCGATCGACGGGACGATGGAAACAGGCATCTTGTTCATGAGCCGCTCCTCGATCCCGCATGCCGCCAGAAGCCCGTCAGTCTGGCGCTCCAGTATTCGTCCCGATAGCTCTCGATGCAGGACGGCATGCCAGAGGTCACATGCAGCATCCGTCCGGGCTCGACGACGACGCCCACATGGCTCTCCAGCCTGCCACGCCGAAACGTGACGAGGTCCAGTTCCTGAGGCACCAAAGACCGGATCCAGCTCGGCTTTGCCCCTTCGATCAGGCCGGCGATCTCGGCGCGTTCCTCGGTCGAGGCATAGCCGCCGGCATAGGAGGGAACGTCGATGCCTTGGCTTGCCAACACCAGGCGCACGAGACCCCAGCAATCAACGCCTTCCGGCGTGCGGCCGAGATCGGCATAGGCAAGGCCGATGAAACGCTCGCTCCAGTGTCTGTTCTTGTCCGCCATCATGGATGCAGCCCCGGAAAACGTTCGCGCGTCATGCGGCCGGCTGGCCAGGGTTCTTCCGTGAGCGGATTGCGCGAGATCGTCAGCGTGATCCCTTCGCCGCCCTTTTCCGCCCCGACCAGCCTGAAGCCGTGCCACTCCTGTTCGGTGACGTCCGGGCTGGATGCCAGCACCACGGCCATCGATACCTTGGCGCGGGCGAGCGTCGAGCGCAGCACCTCGGTCAATTCGTTGTCGACGCCCTCGATCACCAGCCTGGCCGCCGGTGGTGCCGTCTCCTGGTCGTCCGGCAGCAGCACCGAAACAAGGATGAAGAAGAAGGTCTCGTCGTCCTTTGTCGGGTCGGCGCCAAGCCAGGTCGAGCGCGTGCCGTAGCGCAGCGGCTGATAGCTGATCCGCTCGGTCGGATCGGTCGAAAGGCGGATGACCTGTTCCGTCTCCGGATGCGTGATCTGCAGGAGCACGACCTCGACTTCCTGAGAGCCGTCGGCATCCAGCGCGAGATAGGCATTGAGGGAAATCTTCCGGCTCATCTGATCCCCCTCATGGCAACACCGTCAGGATGAAGGAGACCTGCCAATGCGCACCGATCGGCGCATAGCCCGGCAGCTGCTCGCCGAACATGCAAACCAGCGTCGAGGCGATGGTGAGCGGATTGTCCTCGTCGTCGGTCAAAAGCGCGCCATCCGCCGTCATCAGCCAGTCGCCATCGGTCGCGAAATCCGGAATCAGGAAGGGCAGCGCCCCTGCGGCCGTGTCCTCGTCGTAGAAGCGCTCGAAGCGCGCCCGCTGGTCGTGGTCGCAGATGAAGCTCATCTGAACCACATCGGCAGCCTTGGAGATCCCGCGCCGCGTGCGCGGCGGTCCCTGGTCGCCGCCGGCCCTGCGCCGGCTCTCGCCGCGCTGCTGGCGCCAGCCATCGGCCACGGGCTTCAGGAGTTCTGTCGGGAAGCTCGGCAGCGTCATCGTCTCACCAGCCTTCCGGTATTGCGCACGGCCGACTGTGCGCGGCCGGGCTTGCCGATCGCGCCGGCGACGGCCTCTTCGAACCAGACTTCCTGCCGCTTGCCGCCCGCCGCGTCCTCTTCACGCGTGCGCGTTTCGAAACCCGACGGTGGCACAATGGTTTGCTGGAAATTGAACCCGCCGCCGCGATCGTCCATGCGCTTCATCGCCGAATTGGGCAGCACCATCGCGCCGCTCGACGTGCCGATCACCGGCTCCGGCCCGCGTTCGCCGACGATCCCGAAGGTGCCGGAGGGAATAAGCCCGCCGGTGGCGAAGAAGCCGGAGAACAACTGTCCCAGGAGACCGCCTGTGCCGCCGCCAGTGGCGCCCATGCCGAAGATATTCCCGAGCGGTCCCTGGCCGAGCAGTGCCGCTTGCAGCACCATCTTCATCAGCGACTTGGCCAGGTCGCCCAGCACGTCGTCCAGTGACTTGCTGCCGTCGATCAGGCCATCCAGCGCATCCACCGCCATGTCGCCGAAGGTCTGCATGGCCTCCTGCAGGCCGGCCAGTGCCTCGCTCTCTTTCATGTTGGTCGCGATAAGCTCCTCGACCTTGACCTTCTGCTCGTCTGTGGCGCCGGCAAGCGTCGAGCGCAGCCGGATCATCTCCTGCTGCACCGGATCGCTCTCGCGCGTGATCGCAAGCTCTTCCTCGAGCCGCTCGATCAGATCCTCGACGGCTTTCTTCTGCCGCTCGATCTCGCTGGTACCAGCACTCTTCTTGCCCCCGGCGCCGCCCAGCAGGTCGGCGATGTTCGGCACGTTGACCGTGGGCGCTGTCGCTGGCGCAGCCGCCGGCAGTCGTCCCGTCTTCTCGCTCCCCGTGCCGTTGAAGCGCTCGTTGAAGTTCTCCGGCGAGATCGTCTGATCGCGCTGTTTCTTGGCGTTCTC